TTTTCTCCAGGAGTTGTAGTTCCTGTAGCTTTACCAATGTAAACTACATAAATATTACTACTACCTGTTGGAGGGGCTGCTGTAAAAGCTAAAGTTGTTCCACCTGTTACTGAATATGCTGAATGAGGATCCTGACGGACGTTTCCAACATAGACTTCAATTTCGTTTTCGTTTGCTACGGCTTGTGTAAGTGTAAAATTTGTAAGTATATTATTACCACTATACTGCGAAGAGTTCATGGTTAATAAATTGTTTCGGGGCTTGTTTCCTAAATATGCCATGAGTTCTCCTAAGTACTTATATCATCTACTGCGCCTACTACAATTGCCAAAGATGAAGCCGTATCTGATTTTGCATACAGTTGATCTCCAGAAGCAAGAACAATCTTACTGCCCCCATCGATTAATTCTAATGATCCGCCGCTTACAATGGGCGCATTTTTAATTAAGTAGTAATTGGTTCCACCTCTTTCGATATAAGCCTCTACTGTTATTGTTGTGGTTAATATATTAGCCATTCTAACGCTAATTAAACAATCAATACTATTTGTTGCGCCACCTAAAACATCAACGGCTGCCGTACCAATTGCTTCTTGAACATAATTTTTAAAATTCTGTGCCATAATTTTTTATACTATAAGGCGATCGACATTGCAATAACGAAGCCTGAACTTACTCCACTTGCTGTCGCCCATTCTGGAGCTGTTTCTCCTGAGTTCATTTGTAATACTTGAAGTGCTGTACCTTTTGCTAGACGAGCTGGAGTATTTGCTGCTGAAGCATACAATATATCTCCTCCTGTCGTCAGGGTCATGTCCATAGTTTTAGATGCAGGTAAAGTACAGAATACGTTTAACGTACCGCCAGCAAAATTAACTAAATTATCTGAATTAGAACTTGTAATAGCAGTTCTTGAAAGAGTATCCGGTGTTGCATCGGTTACTGTTCCTGTTCCTACTTCCCAATTAGCAGTTCCTTCTTCATGAATTGCATAATAAGTTGTGTTACCCGTTGCAATTCCTGCAACAAAAGTTTCCCAACCTGTTACTGCGCCTGCTAAGTTTAAAGTTCCAGTTCCTGAAGTAGTACTGGTTTCTCTAACCCTGTCGTTTAAAACTAAAGCCATGTTTTATCTCCTATTATGCCATGCTTAAAATAGCATCGCCCGGTGTTGCTGGATTTGGAAAAGTAATTTTAAATGTACCATTAGTACAAGTTTTATCTCCTCCGAAATCTAACACAACAACCAATCTATCAGCTGCACCATCCACAGAAGTACTATTATAAATTACTCCGTAAGCTGCAGTAAAAGTAGCTGATGTCCATTCTGTATCTGCAAAATCAACTGAAGCTACTGCTGTACCAGAAGCTACTGCTTGAGAAGTTAAAGTATTTCCTCCAGTAGAATATCCAGTTCCAGACGTACCTACTTGATTCGAAGTTCCTGAAGTGTAAACTGTTGAAGCAGTAGAGTAAGGTGAACCAGAGCCAGCTGTATATAAAGCTAATTTAAAAGTATTTCCAGACGTTGCAAAATCATGCTGTGCTGAAAATAAAGCACCTCTAAAAGAAAAAGGTATTACATTTGCCATATTTATTTATCTCCTTAATAATCTGATGGACTCGGTGATTTAAGAGGTGTACGAATAACTCCATCTTGGAATTCGTCCCTACGTCTTCGACCTTGTTGTTCGATCGCATACGTTTGTAATGCATCATTAAATTGCTGCTGATAGTATTGTACCATATCTGCAGGTCCTTTCAAGTACCCATATGTATTTATCAAACATCCATACAAAAGTAAATCTTGATATTTATTTGATAAATAAGTCCCATTTGTCGATGCCGGAGCCGTAGTAGGATTAGTAGAATCTGTAATACTAAAGGGCTGTTTAATATATGCCATCGTGATTTCATAAGCAGCATTTGGTGTAGGGGCTACAACCCAATACTCAGAATCCCAATTAGCATAATATTTAGGAATTCCTGATTGTACCGAAGGTCTATCATAATAGGTCGCCATATAAGAGGTATCTTTTCTCTCTAAAAAGCTCTGAACATTTGGTGTAACGGTCGTATCTAATAATTGAATATATCTAATAATTCTTAAATCATCTGGAATCGTAACATATCTATTACCAATAACTAAGTTTGAGGTTGCATAAAATCTATTATCATCATTATCTGCTGATCTATATATTTTATTTTCAGCATTTATAATAAGTGGTTTTAAAATAGCACTGCTTAAAACAGTACTACTGACTTCGGTGAAATTTCTAATATCAGTTTCTAGATCACTTAATGTATAAGTTTGGTGTGCCATAATTATCTCGGATACTGATTAGTTTGATTTGGTGGTCCACCAAAAACAAATGCTCCGCCTCCTGTTGTTGTCGAACTTGCTGCATTAACTAAACTTAAAGTAAAATAATTACTTACAGTTATAGTCGATGGTTGCCCCGGATAAGGAACCGATTCAGTAACGCGCGTTATTATATACGATCCATAAACTTTGTCACCAGAAGAATGAGCTACAGCAGTCGTGGGTGATGGTGTATTTCCTCTTGTTGGAGAAGACGTTCCTCTTGTACATCCTGTTAAATCATTTCCTGTTTTTCCTGTGTATTCAATAGTTTCACTATTATATAATCCAGTAGTCGAATTTATTGATTGAATTACAAAATATCCTGAAGTTGGAAAGTAAGTTGCATCTGTCAAAGTAATAGTAGTCGCACTATCAGTGACAGCTCCATTTAAAGTAGTGTCTAATTCTAAAGCTGTAATTGGAACACCGCCCACGGCTTCTTTAACTTGTGTAAATCTAACAGCATCTCCAGTTTGTCTTTCATTATCTTGTTGATAAACTCTTAAAGTTGTACTTGTATTAGTTGTAGAAAACGGAACATTATCTAAAGGACTTGCAGTAGGGACGGAAGGACTTCTAGGTCTAGCATTTTGTAAAGCTTGTGGGTCTGCACCATGTGGTCTGGGATCTACTTGAGGCTGTTTAGGTTCATATTCTGAAACATGAACTCTTGCACCGGTCCATTCCTTAACCATTTCTTTATATGGAAAAGCCATACCAGATCTGTCTGAAATGAATTGTGCATATTTACCTCCAGCAAATTTTCCCATTATGTCCCCGGATAATAAGTTTTAGGTGAAATATAAGTGCTCGAAGGTGAACCATCTTCTTGTAAAGCTCTTAAAAGTTCATCTTCATAAAATAATTTTAATTGTTGTACTCTATCTAGTGCCCATTTTTGAGCAAGATAGAAAGCTAGACCTGCAACCATCGCTGGTACAAATCTATATGGCACATCACCAACGTTAGTATAAGCTCCTGCATCTTTAACTCTACTAACATAATATAAATTTATATAATTAGAGGCTGCTGTTGAATCAGGGGTTGGATAGATAGTCATTGTAGTTTTATCTATAAATCTTTGTACCCAATATTGTGAAGGAGTTCCTTTAACAGCCTTATTTGAAAAAGCTGCGTAAGTAGAACGATCTACTTTAGTTAACGGTAAATCTGATTGATCTGTAGAAGCAGTTGGTGTTGAATAATTTTGTCTAAAACTAGCTTCAGTTATATCAGAGAAACCATAAAGTCCATTAGTCGGAGAAGTAGTAGCACTTGTACCATCATCAGATGAGCGATAAAAAATATATTCAGCTTGTCCTTCGACAAGGTCTAAATTAGTATTTCCAATTTCCCAATAATGAATTCCCCTGTTTCCCCATTCTTGAAATAGAATGTTTAAAGATCTTCGAGCTGCTTTTAATTGATAACCGCTAACGTTTTGTTGGCCGCATCTTTCGTAAGCATCTTCGATTACTTCGTCGATAGAAAAGGTAGATTCAAAAGTGGCTGTTGTTGAAATTGCCATTTAATCTCCTATCCGTCGTAAAATACAGTAACTCCATTAGCTACAGCATCAGGTGCAGAAAAATAAGCTCCACCAGTAAACAATATTCCATTATCAGGAATATATGGTTCAATAAGTTCAGCTGTAGTAGTTGTTGGAATTGTTAAAAGAGTAGTTCCTGTAATCGATGTATTATTAAAAGTAATAATTCCTGCAGTAGTTCCACTTAAACCCTGAATTCCTCTTATTCTAGTTCTTCCAGCAAAAACACAACCAACTTGTGGATCTTGTTTTGTCCAACCTACTTCAGCATTACCAGTAATTGCTGCATCTACAGATACCGCCGTTACAGTTGTAAATTTATTAGTTAGAGTGATAGTTACACCTGCTCCTGGTCCTGCAATAACTTCAGTTTGAGAAGCTAAATCAGTTCCAGTACCCGTTACAGTAAAATTAACTCCGGTATTAGCACTTGCTGTATAAATTGTTATTTGTGCAATATTACCAGCTCCAAAACTTGCTGTTCCACTAGAAACACCAGCTCCATTTAAAGTTAAAGAAGCTGAACCACTAGTAGTTTGAGCTGCACAAATACCATCTCTATCCGTAGCACTCGCTGCTGCAAAATATATACTTTTTATATTTGTTACATTTGGCATTTATTATCTCCTTAAAAAGATGCTCCCGTAGGAGCATCTTTAATTATTTATTAACCGACGTTAACGTTTTGAATATAAGTAACCGTTATCCAACCTTCACCTGCTCCCAGGTTATCGTAGGTTAAAAGTAATCTTCTATCCGTTGCACCAACGTCTGCCCATGCATCTACGTTTGCTTTAACAGCTCCAGCTGTAATTTTAATGATACCTAAAGTACCACCAGCTATTGCACCAGCTGCTGTAAATGCAGTTGCATCACCCACATAACCTAAGCCAGCTGTAGTTCCACTTCCACTCCATACAACACTTACATATAAGTCTGCAGAAACCAATTGGCTATTTGCAGGAATTATAATGTCTGTTGTAGTAGTAGCAGCAGCTTGAGTGATCTTTTCTGTTTGTGACATTAGCACATGACCTGTGTTTTTCATATTCGTTCCAACAGTAGTACCAGTAGTATATTTAATACCTCCAGCTAATATCGGACCCGAAAAAGTTGTATTTGCCATAATATTCCTCCTAGAATATTTAAATGTAGTCCCTAGGGGATGTCGACTATACGCGTCTACATTTAAGTTTTTTAAATTTGTATAGTGATTTATTTATATAGTAGATTTAAGTAGAGCGCAAGAGGGTGTGTAAGAAATATGTAATTTCAGCGATGTGGCGTTTATCTAAGTTGCCACAGAAACTTCGGGGGCAGCATCATTAATTGCATTTTCTCTATCTGCAATTTTAGTCTCTTCGAGTTTGATCTCATTGATAGTATCTCTGATAGCTTTATCAATTTTGACCATATTAAGAGTATATTTACCTTGTTGCTCATACTCCAGTTGCCACCTCAACTCCAAGGACCTTTTTTGTTTGTACAGGTCTTGTACCATCTATAACCTCCTCATAGGTTATTCTATTCATCTTGGGATCCATCATTTCTCCAAGATATTCCCACTTTATACTATTTTCTCCTAGCTTGTCAACTATTGAATTTTCAATAGATTCAACATTATCCTCCGCCAACACTTCAAATGTAGCGTGATATTTATATGCGTTAATTTTTACTAGGAATTTTATCATTGAATTTATCTCTGTATATTTAAAATGAGGCCGTTTTAAGGCGGCCTCATTAATTAGTTATTACGCACCTTCAACGCCGAAGATACCTCTAGGGTCGGATACGCCAAAAACGTATCTTTCTCTAGCTTTGTATCTAACGTTGCCAGTGTCGAAATCACCTTCCATTGCAGTTGTTAATGGAGCTCTGTTAAAGTACTTCATTCCATTAGGTACATCTGTCATCAAATACCAAGAATCAGTATCTGTTAGGTAATTGTTCACTCTGTAACCTTGAGGAACCATACCCATAGATACGATTGCATTGATATCATTGTCAGCTGTTCCAGTTCTACCTTGAGATTTCATCAATCTGTCAGCATTGAACTGATTTTCCGAAGGAACGATCATTTTAACCGCTCTTGCTGCAACTCTAAGACCTCTTTCATCAGTCATCCCTGCGATATCTATTAGGGCTTGTTCTAATGAAGTTTCATTAAGATCCGCCTGCGTAGTCAAGGTATTTTGAAAAGACCCTGCTATCGTTGGGTGAGCAGTACCAAATAAAGATTCGCCGTCACCTGATTTAAATGTATCTACACCGGGTAGACCATTTATTAAAGGCTCGACAGCTTTTACTTGTTTAGCATTACTCATAGATCTTGCTAAAGCTTTTGTATATCTAGAAGCTAATCTATCGTAGAGGTTATCTTCGATAGCTTCTTCTGTGATTGCAAATGCTAAAGCTACAGTCTCCATAGTGTAACGAGCTGTGAAAGTTTCCTGTGCAGAATCAAATGCGACTCCAGCACCTTCACCTTTCACTTGTGCGTTAGCGAAACCAGATAACATTACTTCTTCTTCAAAAGCTCTGTCACTTGATTCCTCGTTATAAATTTCAGCATGCTGATTTTCATAACGTTTATATTCCAGACCAAAAAGTGCATTAAGGCCTGGCTCTAGTTCTTTAACTAGTTGCGAACGTGATATTGCCATGTCTATATACTCCTATTATGGTACTAACCTGTTTGTGTTCATAGATACAACAACAGATGAGAAATTATTTCCTTTATCGGAATTTTCTGAATCGTCTGCTGAACCATATAAACGCACGCAGTTGTTATCGGCATGTGTGGTCAAAATCGTAACTGAACCAGTTGATCTACCAGTCGTATCATTTCCACCGGAAGTGACACCAAAAGTAGCTAGCACGTTAGCTTGAACCCACGACGTAGCCGCAGCTGCAACAAGTCTCTGGAAAGGATTGTCCATTACAAAGGCAGTTATGTCTTCTGAATTTGCTGG